TCATGTACATGGATTATAGTTTCTTTTTGTAGTACCGCGTCTGTTCCAAGAGTCCATCCTAGTTGATTTACAGCCCATTCGATCTGTGCTTTTAAAAGGTTTCTTGTATTTGTTGCTTCTTGTTTAGTCATTTTGTATCCCGTTGTTGTTTGTTGTTTCTTACATACTCAATGTAATTCATTATTCTAGGTATGACAACTTATTTATACAACTTTCAACAAAATAAACGAAAAAACATAGAAAAGGGGATCGCATAGTCCCACTTAGCGATCCCCTTACAAAGAACATTGATCGAAGTCCCTACCAACAATCAAGATGTATAGGCTATCACGTTCTTTTGAATTCAACACCGATCTGATTTGAGTTTATAGAAACTGTTTTCATTAAGTCAACGACGATCTCTTTTGATCGTGGTGGTCTTTCCAGTACAAGAGCAAGCGCGATAATGTGTTTACAATAGCCCTCTTTCTTGAAGTGCCTATACTCGAACGAGGGGCAAGAGCAAGACGCGCGCCCCTTGCTTGTTATGGATGTGTGATAGCCATCCTGATCGGGCTTGCCTACTGAAGCATAAAATATGTATTGCTCTAATACTGATATATGAGCCTGCAAATAATGCTTTGTTTCAAGTTCCATAACTTTTTCAATATGGGCTTTGAGTTTCTTTTCATCTGTTGCGAGCAGGTCATAGATCTGAGTGAAGAAATAATCAATGATGTCTTTTGACGCGTGTTTGAAAATGTGAATCTTGTACATGTTGTTATCCGTTGTTGCATATTCTAGAATTTGGAAAGGGGAGCGATTACCCCCCCCGTTGTTGTTGTTAGTCGATGATTGTATAATACTTGATATCACTTGGAAAAAGTATAGTTACGCCCGAATCAGGATTGTAAATGTCATACCAAATATCACCATGATAATTTGTAATTTCTACAACTGTCCATGTTCCATATTCATTTTTAAGTTTTGTTCCGAGTGTTAATTTTGTCATTTTGTATCCCGTTGTTGTGTAAACTTGATTGCTTACTTATACAGTATATATACATATGTATACAATTGCAACTTATTTACACAAGATAAGTAAAATAAATCAACTATCACGCAATATTGCCCTGCTTGCATTGAGATAAAGGATCTCTTCTTCGCAGTCTGTGATCTGTGCAAGTGCTTTAAGTAGAAAGACGAAGTAGGCTGTTTTCGGGATACTCCGACCCCTGATCCAGTTTCTAACGTCCTTTCTTGATACGCCTGTTCTATCTGCCAACTGTGCGATCTCTATGTCGTTACGATTCATGATCCCCATAAGCCATTTAGCAAAATGTGTACTTTCCATTTTCTGATCCTCTATTGGTGCATTTGCCAACGTTTGAGAAAAGCGATCTCATATCTCAGAGCGTCAAGCGCGTGATCATTCGCCTTATGTGGTCGATCACCCTTTTGACTTTTCGCCCATCTATATAAACGAAACTCTTTAAGCAGTGCCCTACAATTATCATGTATTACAAGATGCGGCTTTCCAACTGCATCAAGTGCAAGTCTTTCTTTTACCCAGTTAATCGTTTCTACTACTCCCAAATGTTTTGGGGCGGGCTTGTTATCAATTCCACATTCTCGCATCAGTGTCATACGCCCATCACGCGATTCAGGATCAGCAACTGTCCATCTGTATTCTTCATTGTATCGCTTCTGTATGTTGTTTAAGGCGCGCCCATTCTCTAGGCTAGTCTTCTCTGTTTGATAGTATTCTCTATACACGTGTAGCACGTCCTCCCGTTCATCATGTGCAAAGAATAAACAGGCGAAAGGATTTCTAACTCCGAAATCAATAGCTCGATCGCGTGGCCAATGAGCAGGCGGATCAAAACTTTCTACAACGTGAACATTCCGATCAAACTCAAGATATACAATCCCTTGTTGATTTGTGAATTCTCCAAATAGTCTAGATCGTTGACTTGCATCAGACATGTGAGCGATCGCCTTACGCATTTTGACACTTGATACATAGGGATTATCTAGCCCTGAGATCGAATACTGCCCATATCCGACTTGTGGATTTTCAAGAAATACATCATGAACCCACGTGATCCCCTTTAGTGGTGTCATTGTGCAGATCACTTTTCCCTTGAAGTCGATACAGCGCAACATAGATTCATCAAAGATCGGTTTCGGATGTTCTTCATCCAAGATCACAAGAGATACAGCGCCCCCTTGAAACTTCTCCCGTCCTGACTCAGCAGACATTGATAGAATCTTCCCCCCGTTTGGAAGCAGTGCATGCCCGCGATCCTGTGCTTTCCATCTCACAAACTTTGTTCCAACTGGGCAATACTTTTCGATCTTTGGGCGTAGGTATGTCAAAGCATCCCCATAAGACAAGGCAGACACCCATACTTCACTTGGGTCTTTTGGGATAAGTTCGATCGGTATCTGATTCAACTTTGCCCATTCTTGAACCCACCACTGGCCCGATCCTGCTGCAAAAGCAACTGGAAGCATCCCCGCCCCGCTTTCTGTCTTGCCTGATCTGTTACCTCCTGACAATAGAAAGGCTTCGCTGTGTCTTAGGGCGTTAAGTATTCCCTCTCTTTGGCTTGTGCGCTTCTCTGTGATGTTACAACGCTTGCAAGTATACAGCCCATTACCTACGAAGATCATAGCCTGACCGCACCCCCTCCCTCTTTCTGACTGGCTGCTTTTTCCATCCCATCTATGACAATATGGAGTCCACAATCTAGCAAGTGCAAGCGGGTATTCTTTGGCGATCGTTTCGATCTTGTTTGATACTTGCAGGTATTTGATCAGATTGCTTTTATCCATGTTGTAACCCTATCACAATTGTAAAAGTCTTGACACAAAAAGAGAGAGTCAGCAAGACAGCCAACTCCCTCAAATATAAACGGGGTTATCTAAGATCTATCAATGATCCCTGTATATACTCAGCAACTGATCCACAGGGATATACAAGCCTTGTATGATGATGTATTCTAACAGACTGGAGAGCCTGCACAACGTCTTCAAATGTTTGTTCTATCCATCCATAATCAGATCCATCATTGATTAACAGTCTGTACATTGTGACCCCCTGCCATTTTGATCAGTGCATCCTCAATCTTTGCAACGATGTGATCAATTGATTCTGTGCTAGTTACGGATATATTAACAAGATGCACGTAAACATTTTTCTCGTACACTTCGACCTTTTGAACCTTGAAAACATTGATCCACTGATAGCCGTCTTTTGTTTTTAATTTGATCATTGTTGCTTCTCCTTGATCCTTTTTTCTGCTTTCTGACTGGCTGTCTTGTTATTATCAAAGGCATGAAAATCAGCCCCTGCACGTTTGATAACATCAGTCAGATCAATCATAGACCCCTCAACAATGAAAGGATCAGGATCGTTAACTGTCTGAATTCTACAAAGAGAATCCTCGCGCGGTGGTCCATGTGCTTCGATAGATACAATATGATCTACGTTGAGCAATACAGATCCAGTACGATAGATCTGATCGTTGTCGTCTAGTCGTGCAATGTTTAAGCCTATAAACTTTGACATGTCGCCCCCTTATGCTCTTTCAGCGTTGATCTTAGTTGTATAGAGCATGTACGCGCTCAAAGTGTCTTCAGGGTGCAAGCACTCAGCAAGGCGATACAAAAAGTGTACAGCAGGAAATACTTCGCCCCCTTTCCATTTGTTGATCGATGCACTTGATGTATTAAGAGCAGCTGCGATCTCTTTTACTTTGAAATCTGATACTTTGATCTCTGCATTGATCAGATCTGCAAATGTTCCGTTCTTTCGTAGACGGGTAACAGTTCGCCCCCATTCTTTGATCTCTTTCCGTTCGTTGCTCATTTTATCCATTACCTCTAATGTTTGTTTTGTTGTTGTTGTGTTGTTTAGTTGTCTTTGTATGTCTGCTAGGTTCATTTTTTGCTCCGTTGTTGTTAAATTATATACCAAGAATGAATAGAAGTACTTTTGCGACTGATTGCTTAGAATTTCCTTTTGCAATTATTTTATCGCCCTGCTTCAGTAAGAATAATGTCTTGCCTGAAATGTTGTATGATGTGATTTCGTATCCCATGATATGCTCCGTTGTTGTTGTGTACGCTGTGTACATTATCAATGTAATACATATTTACACACTATGCAAACATATTTATACACTTATCTGTAATTTTATGTATTCGAGGATCGCGATCTGCATTGTAAGCCTGTTTATCTTCGTCGAATCTAGCGCGTTGATCGCAATGTACAGTTTAGATTGTAGCCTACAGATTTCTTTTTCGATTATTTCTATCTGACTATCTAACTGGCTATTTTTATTCTTCATCGAGATCAATAATCGGAGGGGCTAGTTGTGCCATGTTTTGGGATACAGATTCAACTTCTTGAAGCAGCTGTGTAACGCTCATATTTTCAGGCGTGATCGCGATCTGTACTTGTGGCTCTTCGCGCTTTCCCCATCCTGTCTTTTTCTCTAGCCACCACTGAGCCGATCTAACATCTCCATCTTTGATCGCCCTGTGTACGATTCCCATTGCCATTATATCAGGCCTTGCTTCTGCCTGTCTATATTCACAAACAAAATCATGATACAGCCCTTTATTTGCTCGCCTACCTCGATCTAGCCAGTTCAAAAGCGTTGTTAAAGTTATCCCCGCATGTTTGCAGGCTAAAGACTTTGATCCTCCCACAGATATAACTTGTAGGATCTCCCGTCGTGCCTTATCCGTCAGTTTGCTTTTGCGTCCCACATTGTCACCACTTATTCAGTTTTAAATTATTGCTCAATCTTATGAAGCAATTGTGTCTTGTAGTCTGTTTCAAACCTACATTCTATTTGACTAAAAAATTCTTCAAATGTTTTGAAATCATCAGTAGATCCGCAAGAGGAGAGCTCAACCCAAATATATTTGTATTCGATCCAATAATGAACAGCGAAATGAGATTCAGACAACAAATACAACCCTGTAAATCCTCCATTATCAAATATGTGATCGATTGATGACACAACATTTAATGAGGTTTTATTATCTATAAATTCCTTGACACGATGCCAAAATACTATAATGTCAAAATTATCCTCATGATACAAGTTCCACGCTTTGCAATTAATCAATTTCATCTTCCAACCCCTCATATGAGAATTCAGTAAAGTTCTCTTTTATACGCTTCTGATCTCCTTTGTAGAATACAAGAACATTTTGATGTGTGCGCCCAACCTTTCGGCTTGCATTCATATAATTTTTAACTCTAAGTTGTAAATTACCCATTACATTTATCAAAATTATTTCATTCCAATATTGATAGCCCGCTTCAACCATAAACTGAATGGTTTTTGGAACGACACTGATATATTCGCCTGTTTTTTTATCTCTAACTTCTGAAATCACGATACAAGCAAAGCGATTGTCTTTTAAAACACTATAAGTATTTTGCAGTACACTTTTAAACACATCAAAGAAATCATCGTGTTTCATGTTAGATAAATCTCTTGGATCATCACTATACTGTTCGAGATCAGCATAAGGGGGGCAAGAGAAAATCATATCTACACTGTTCGGATCAATATACTTATTAAGGTTTTGAGCGTCATCATTATAATACACACAATCCAACTCAGATGTTCGTTCGTTATTTAAACGCGCTTGCTCTTCTCGCAATTCCGTCCCTCTAAATTTTCTTTCCAAACTGCCCGCAACATATCCAAAAACAGTATCTCCAGCAAATGGATCGAAGCATAGCCAGCCTTTTTCGGAAAACCAAGTAACTAGTATTTCGGCTAGCACCGCATCCAAAAGAGATACAGATTTTTGTGTTGTTTTCGACCCTTGCAAATATCCACTTTGGTGCATAAATTTAGATGTTGATAAAGTGCCTTCTCTTGATTCCCCATTATCTCCAATAAATGAATTCCAATACCTTTTACGCTCTTGCCACCTCCCCGATCTAGTATCCAAAATAGACACAGGCGGAACAACAAAAATATCAGATAAAACATTTATTGGTTGCTCTTTATTTTCTCCAAATAAATCAGGGTCGTCAAAGCCTTGTAACAGTTCATCAAGTTCTTCATCCTCAAAACCAAGCACGTCCAGATCTTCGCCCTGCTCTTTCAAGCCAGTAAGAAGATCAGACAGTTGATCTGTATTCCAGTCTGCTTTTTCTCCAAGTTTGTTATCAGCAATCATCAACAATTCAGCATCAACAGGAGAGAGATCCACATACACAACAGGCACAGTTTCAAGCCCGATTTGCTTGCTTGCCTTGAATCTCGTATGACCTGCCAAGATCGTCCCGTCTTTATTGGCTACAATCGGGCTAGTGAATCCGAAGCGCTTGATCGAGTTTGCGACACTATCAACAGCGTGATCGTTGTGTCTTGGGTTCTTGTGATGTGGATGAAGTTTGTCGATCCGTACAAACTCGCCCACTTTCTGATCTTCTGTGCTCATTTAATCCCCTTGTGTTCTTTCTTGATTGCATCTCTTACGATTCTGCTTTTGCTCTTGCCTGTTCTGTCGTGTAGTTCTTTCAGCTGCTTCATGCTGTCAGGTGTCATTGATATACAGATATTTTTTGTCTTCACTGTAGCCCCATGACAATCACAGGGATCACAATCACAAGCAGGGCACGCGCTCACCGTCGCACCAAATAAAGGCGATCGGCTACGTGCTGCAGTATGATCTTTCTACAATACACAGCAGGATCTTCGTTGTGTGCAACTTGTGCAAGTACGTTGATCTGTTGCATTTGTACAGGTGTGAGATCTATCTGTAGCCCTAAGACTTCGACAGGAGTTTCTTGCTTGTGTGCTTGCTCTCTGTCTGTCTGTTTAATTTCTTTTGTTTTTCGTTTTGTTGGCATTTATTCCCCTATGATTTTTAATCCTGAATAGTGTTTTAATGGTTCTATGTTGTAGCAATACCATTCAATCGATTCTTCCCTGTTCCAATTATACGCTTTTATCATTGTATCAATCAACAGATCAAAATCATACACAACTGGATCAGCCTGCACTATTGCAGAATCAAAAATTGATCTTGGTTCTAAATATATCATCTGTTGCTCCAATAGAAAAAGGGGATCATAACGATCCCCCTCACTATATAGGATTATATTGTTGTCGTCAATGCTTTGTATCCGATGGAACATAAACCATATTATCAACAATATGCGCCTGTACTTTGTTTCTGTGTGCGCTTCTTGCTTGCTCTGCCTGATCATGTGCTTGACCTGCTCCAAAGGCATCAGCAAGAGATACAGGCTTTTTGTACTTTCTTGGATCTTCGTCGATCTTTGTTTGTATTCGTTGCCGTTTCTGTATGTTACGCCCTGCTGTATATCCGTTTATGTCTTGGCGTGTCTTTTGGTATTTCTGTTCGATCTCAGGTGGCATTGTGAAGCCGTATCTTTGACACATCATCGATCCGAAGACACTACTCCAAAGAGGATGATCCCAACAAGGATAATGCAGCCCCTCATCCTCTCCAAACTCAGGATCTCCATATCTGATTATTCCATCGTTGATCTTCTTCTCCCAGTGGTGTTGGCTTTGCTCTTGTGCTGTTACGATTCGATCTTGATCAGCGTCGTAGTAGCTGCAATGTATTTCAGCAAAATTATCCTGTGCTCTCATCCAGTCCATGATCTCTAAGTATGATTGTACTGTCTTCTTAGATGCTAGATCACAAGTGCAAGCCCCCTTGTAATGTGCTTCTGCTTTGCGTTGCATAGATTGACGGAATCCATAGAAATAGACTTCGCGAAATCCTCCCTCTTTGCCGTCGCTGTCTGTTCTGCAGTGTTCGCAATATGTCTGATCGAGGGGTACGCTGTGCCAGTGCATTTTGAAATCGTGCCTGCTCTGCATGTACTCAGCAACTTTCTTGATTGTTGGCAGCCATTCCATTTCATTCATTAGATAGTCTTGAAATGAATGAATCAAGTATGTTTCGGGGATGTTCTTAAACTTCTTGATATACAGCGTGTATTGTGATTTGATCCAAAATGTATTTTTGTTGTAGTGGTCAGAGAGATTCGACAAGAATCGAAAAACGATCTGCCCTCGTTTGGTTGTTACATAGTCAGGGTATTTCATTATTTGCTCCGTTGTTGTTTTGCTAGTTTCAATAATCGTCTAGCTGTGTTGTATGATAGTTTGTTTTCTTTTGCGTATGCTGTCAAGTTGATCTTTTGTCGTCGTAGTATCATCAAGTACAGCTGTGAATAATGCCATACAGCCTGCTGATCCTCTTCTAGCAGGCTGATCGGCATCTTGATATACAGATCCATTATCTTACGCGCTGTGCGTTGTACTGGATACAGCGATCAAACGTACAGTAATAGATCACCACTGAATAAGTATGATTGGCACATTCTGAAAGTACATACCACCGTTCAGCCTTGAAAGTGTGATCTTGATTCTGTGGAATACTGCCATACATTCCAAGAAAGCGATCGTATGATATAGCCCGATAATGTGCGTTGATTGTTTGCATTGTGTGCATGATATGCTCCGTTGTTGTTGTGGCGGGGGATTGCTCCCCCTGTTGTTGTTTATGCTCGTTCACAGATTTGATCAAGTTGCTGCAATGATAAGGCTGTGAAGTCGTCTGCTGTTTCTGCTTCCATCAAGTCTGATTCTGTTACGATCTTGGCTACCTGTGCAATGTTGAATACTGTATAGTATCTTGGTACAAGTTTTTGCTTATGCTCTTTCTTACAGATGATCTTTACCATCTTTGTAATCCGCTCGCCCTTTTGTCCTTTCTGTACTTGATACCCTAGATCCTGCCATTGTCTATATGTTGCCCATACTTGATCGGTGTAGTCATTCTGTAGAAGAATTGTTGTATTTCCTCCTGTGTATGCTTTGCCTGTCTTTGCGTTTGTTGGTTGAGTTGTCATGTTGTGCTCCGTTGTTGTTGTTGTGTACATATTTATAGTAATGTATTCGATCAGGTATTGCCAACATATTTATACAAATAGAAGAAATTAAATTATAGAAAGTTAGATAGATAGCCCGATCATCTTGCAAAAATGGGGATTGTAGGATATGATCGTTTTAGGATCTTCTATATAATTTGGAGTACCTCACTTTTTTCCTATCTGTCTAACTGGCTATAAATTTAATTGTAATTATGGTTATTATTATTATGTCGACGTATCTCCCTGTATTCCTTGCACTTTTTTCTCCTTTTTGTGTTGTGTTTGTGGGCTATTTGTGGGATGTTTGTGTTGAGTTTGTGGGCTTAAAAAAATATATGCAATGATTACAGGGGGTTAGAGGGCTGGATTTGTGGGGTGTTTGTGGTCTATTTGTGGGCTGTTTGTGTTTGATTTGTGTTTGATACTATTTTATACAATCAATACAGGCGTATACTGTGCGATTTCGCTATATTTTGTATAGAATACACAACAATGGAGCTAAGAATGAAATACATAGTCATAGACACAGAAACAACAGGATTAGACGCTCGCAAACATGAAATGCTATCTTTGGGCGCTATGGTAATGATTGACGGGGTCATAACTGAAACGATAGAAGTCAAGATCCGACCTCGCAACATTGATCAGGCTGATCCAAAAGCCTTACAAGTGAATGGGTATTCAGCGTATAGATGGAAGAACGCGATCGAGGGTGAATATGCCAACAGTATTATCAAGCATTTTCTCATATCACATCAAGACGGGATCTTGGTTGGGCACAATGTAAACTTTGACATCAAGTTTTTACGCGCCTTTGCTGATGAGTTTAACACTGAATACATGATCCCAACTCCATACATTGATACAAGGGATGTCTGTAGGGTCAATCTTGCCCCGTATGGCTGTTCTAGCATGTCGCTAGACAATATATGCCTGTTCTTAGGCTGGAAGCGTAGAAAGGCACATACAGCCCTTTCAGATTGCGAAGATTGTATTAAGATCTTAAGGTGTATGTGCCCACCCTCTCCAAAGTTTATTGCGTATCTTCGTCTTAGAGGGATGATCGCACGCTTCAAAGGATTGATCTCATGAACATGAAAAGCATTAACAGAGTAACAAGCAGAACAGCTATAAACGGGATAGGCTCGTCGTTTGATCTAGCCAAAAGAATCGACATTGATATGGAGATGTTCCCACCCTCGCAAAACTTTGAGGGGTATCTGTCGTTGATTGTTTTACAGCTGTCCAGTATCAACACAGCAACAGAGATCACGATTCGTCTATGTAGAGATCAAGCAGGTGATGAAATGATCGTTACAGATACAGTATCAGACATCTACACAGGCATAACAACAGCCACAAAAGGATCGGCAATCTTTGCCCTGAATAGTTTTGTGAAGTTGGATCGGGCTGGCGATCTGTTCGCATTTGTAAAACTGAATACTGGTTCATGTAATATGGATTTCGTAGAGATCACATATCAAGGGGATCGATAATGTCAGTTGTACAGATCATCAATAGAAGCGGTGGAACACATGCAGGCAATGCAGGTGGATCGGCTACACTCAAGATCGACAATCTGAGCGCTCAAGTGAACGGCTCTAACATCAATTTTTCAACGACTGCGATCTTTGTAGAGGATAGCGCTCAAGTGTTCTATAATGGCGTTCTGCAGATTCAAAACGACGATTACACAGAAGATACAGACGAGAACGGGATCACTTTTGCGCTTGCTCCTGAATCAGGATCTAAAGTTGTTGTGATCTATTCTGTGAGTGCCTAAAACAAGAAAGGGAGCGCTTGCCCCCTTTTGTCGTGCGTTGATTGATTATTGTATAAATGTACAAAGCACGCGATACATGTACATTTCCTTAACAAGGTACATTTGTGACATTTCTAAGATCTTTTCACTTTGAGATCCGTCTTGACTGTGACAGCATCGCAATATGCTTTCTTCTAGTTTTTTTAAGCATCTTTCGAGTAATTTTTGATCGGTGGCTGTGCCATTTGTAACTAACTGACTAACTCTTTCCATCGCTAACCTTATTCTAAGATTTAGCCAATCAGTATCATGTGCTTCAATAGCCGCTTGATATTTTTCATTTTCATTGTAGCCCCTGTAGAATAATCCAGTACGCTTTCCATTTTCAAACATTTTAGGTTTCATAGTTTTTCCGTTGTTGTTGTGTATGCTTTATTGCTTACATTCTTAATGTTAATTCATTCTTTTCTATATGTCAACATATTTATACAAGTTTATTTTATAAATAGTCAGATAGTTAGACAGATCGCCAGTTGCTGTCGGCATTGTAGAAAGAGATCCCTATAAAAAAGAAGCCCTGATCAGAGGATGATCAGGGCTTCAAGGGTTGGAATGTTGAGGGAGATTAATCGTTGATAAATCCGCGTACAGTAACACGATCAGAGTCGTTTAAGTTCGCACCGAATACAATGCGTCCTACTCCACCTGCGCCACCGTTATCGATCTTGTAGTTGTCCTGTGCGTCAGGTGTGCCTTTGTATTCCATAACCAAACCATTAACGGTCACGACAAACATTTCAACAAAGTCGAGATCAACCGCAGCACCAAACGCAAAAGCAAGGGTCGATCCGTCAGCGTCATAGCCCTGAAAGAAAGCGCCAAACTTCAATTTTTGAGTTGTGATCTGTGCATCAGGAATTTTGTTTGTTACGACTGATCCGTCAGCAAGTTGAGAAGAATCAACGCCACCTGCAGCGATAGAAATACCATCTGCAGCAAGAGCAAGAGTTGATCCGTCAAGATTGATCTGTAAGTTTCCACCAATTTCTTCGACACCGTTACCCAAGTTCAATTTATCAGCAGGGATCGATCCTGCCAGTTTTACAGCAGTTACAGCACTGTCAGCAATTTGAGCAGTTGCAATAGTTCCCGACAGGCTTGATGTTGGATAATCAGTTGCATTTGAAAGATTAAATGCGGGTGTAGGATTAGAACCGCCCAAAGACAAAGACACGCTACCAAATGAAACGCTAGAGTTTGCAAGTTTTGCATTTGCGATCGAGCCTGCAAGCATTGCATTTGTGATCCCGCCTGCTTTAACTTGCAACGCATCAGAAGAAACTCCAATAGAAGAATCATCAACAGCGACATCAAGACGATTTCCCGTTTTTGTCAGGGCTGCGCCTGCTTCTACCTGTCCCGCGCCTGTAAACTGAACGAATGTGATTTCAGTTGTTCCAACTGTTACAGCAGCGTCATTTGTACATACATATCCAGTATCTGCAAAGGTTGATCCCTCACGAATGAATACGGCTGATCCTGAAAACTCATCGCTTTCGTTCATGTCTGCAGTGCGTTCCCATGCGCCTGCTTTACACAAATACAAGCCGTTTTCTTCGCCTGAAGTTTGATTCTTAACCAGTACGCGCTGATCGGCAATTACTGCGATCCCGTCAATTGTCTGAGTGCCTGAAAGAGTGATGTTTGCAGTAGTAGCAACACGAGCACTGTCTTTCCAGTGAAGTCCTTGTGCGATGCTGTCAACGTATGCCTTTGTCGCAGCTTGATTATCAGAGCTAGGCTCGGAAACTTGTAATACGGCATTTTGAAAATCAAAAGTACCACTTGAAAGATCTAATTTGTTTACGTCAACCGCAGCATTTGCGATCTGACGTCCAGTAATTTGTACAGCCATGTTTTATATCCTCATGAGTTAATTTTGAGCGTTTGCTCAGGTTGATTGTATACACGTTTTACACGTTTCACAGTTTGAAGATCGGAAATGCTTTGCTATGCTCTCAAGAAAACTTTTTGTTTAATCTCGTTTACAACTGCGCCTATCATTTCCAATTTTTGTTCTAGTAAGGTCATCCGCTTATCAAGATCCCCGATCTCTTTTACTACTTCTTTACGCATTTTGTCTTCACGAGATTGTAGATCAATAATTACTCTGTCGTATCGGTTGCGCAAATCCAGTTCTCGACTGTCTGATCTCTTCTGTTGCTCTTTGTACTGCCATAGTAAAAACATAGCAAAGGCGACATTTGAACCCCCCTGCATCAGTACATTGATCATATTCTCTTCAATCATTTTATAACCCCATTAACAGCGTGTAAGAAAAACGATCAATTCCTAAATGCTCGATCTGTAGATCACATAAGGATAAAAATTGATCAAAGTCTTTAGGATCTGCGATTACTTGGCATCCTGCGCTGTATTTATTTACGTTTTCTGTTTCTCTAACTGCACTGGCTCTATGTATATTTATTCCAAAGTATCCGCATTCCTCATTTTGTCCGTAGTCGTGCACGCTGTCACCGTTGCGATCTCTCCATACACAAACATCATTACCACGTTGTACAAGT